GCAGCACGCCGTCTGTCTCAGCCGCATCGATAAAGTACGCGCCGAGCAAAGGTTCGACAGCATCGCGTGCCGAAGCGCGACGGCTCATGACATAGCCATGCACCGACTGGCTAACCTCGTTGGTCAGAATGTCCGTTTGAGACAGGCCAGCCCGCTCGCACAAATCCGTCAGGATACTTGCCAACGAGACATTATCGGAGCCGAAGCGTTCAAGCGGATATTTAACCTCTCCCGCATCTGTCATGATGATCGCGCTATGCGTGAATTTCTCGTAACAGCCACAGAAATGCGTGGCGTAAGTCGGCATATAGGGCATGAGATTAATCGTTTTCTCGATCCGCATGGAAACAATATCGATCAGAGAAGCGTATAAATCTCCGGCGGCCCAGAGCCGCCCCTTCTGCGGAAAGGCGTAATCGGCCTGCAAGCTGTATCCCGCCGAAATCGCGTCGGTATCGACATATCCCGCAAATCCGCGCACATGGGCGCTTCGTTCGCGCTGGGAAGAAATTCAGAAAGGTCAGCGATCAACCCAAAATCAAGATTGTAAACCTTGCGCGAACGATGCACAAAAATCTTGTCGCCAAGAACGAAGCCGCTGACGCTGAAGTCGATACGCTTTTTCGTTTTGGCCACGACAGCCATCGTGTCAGGATTGCGTTTGCACAGATGCATCCCGACGCCGTAGGCATCGGTGGCGTGGTAGAGGTAGCCTTCGCTGTCGATGCCTCGAAGATCGCCGTACACGTCGTCAACGAGCGGCACATTGAGCGCCAGCGTGTTGTTGACGAGATCATATTTGAAGGCACGTGTCGCGTTCACACAAAGCAAAACGCCACGCGCAGGGTCAATTACGCCGCCCTCGCGGAACATGGACGGCACCTTCTGTAAAATCACGGCATCGCAATCCATCGCGCCCGATGCCACGATTTCGGCACTAATGTTCGGGATGCGGTTGGCAAAGTCGGCTAACTGCAAATCCGTGAAGGTCAGAAAGCAAAGCCCGCGATAACCGGGCGCATTCCCCGCGCCAAGATGCATTTCCATCGTGCTATCGGGCTGCTGGTCTTCCGCGCCCGTATGAATGCGAACAACGCCGGGATATTTCTCGGTCGCCTGCGTGTTGCTGGCTGTCGCATCGTAAATGAGCTTTGTGTCCGCCCAAACACGCCGAACGGTCGAAACAGGCCCCGCGCACAGGCCAACGGCGAACGAAACTGAATAAGTATAGGTCGTCTGTGTCGAACTTCCCCCGCCGCCACCTTTGCCGCCGCTTTGGCGCTGGACGTGGCGCGTCTCTTTCAGCGGCGTCGACCAGATAACGTTGCCGGACACGCGCATGGTTCCATAAACCAGCTGGATCGTGCCGCCATAGGTTGAAGACTGAACCGAAAGATCGCTCAGACGCGAGCCTTCGGTATTCGATCCCTTGCCGCCGCCAAACAGCAGATTGCCGAGAACGACCCCACCCATCCAGCCAATGGACGCGCCGATCCCGATGGCGGAAGTCAAACCTGCGCCAACAAGACCAAGAGCAAGAACGGCCATTTATTCGCCTTTGGAGAAAACAGGGTAACGGTATGCCGCCACAATCCGACGTCGCCAGCTTTCATCCAGCGCGTGCTCGACGACTTTGCCGACACCGGAATAGCTGTGAATGATGCCTTTATCCGTGACCAGCGCGACATGCTGCGGCTCTCGGCCCCATGCCATGAAATAAATATCCGCCAGCATCGCTTCGGCCACGGGGATTTCGACCAGCCATGTGGCCAAGCCTTCGCGCATGCGGCGGCTATTGGGCAGCATGGAGTAATTAGCGAAGGACTGCGCTTGTGTTGAGGCCGGATCGTAATCGACCAGCTTCAAGGTCGTCCCGACGCCCTTGATGAGGCCGATGCAGTCGCAGCCAGCCCCTTTGACAGAGGCTTGATGATGAAACGGCGTATCGAGCCATGCGCGGGCTTCAAGCACCGCGCCCATGCGAGAGAGGTTATTTTCCATCGGGATAACTCAAAACGGCATCCGTGCCGGGAACGTGCGGTTCGCCGCGAAAGTTCACGGCGTTGTTGTATTTGGAGCAGCATGTCGAAAAGGCCTTATCGCATCCGGGATGAACGGCATAGGCGTCGCCCACCGCGATCTCGGACGGCATGGGCAGGAACAAATCGAACACTCCAGCCGCATAGGAGCGGATTTCCATCTTGCGGCCTATGTTTGCGCCGCTTGTCCAAGTGATAAGCCCGCCTGTCCAGTAATCATCCGCTTCGATTCGTGCTTCATCAGTGAATCCATAGCGATCTTCTGCAACCGTCACGGCACTAGTCACTGTCAAGGCCGCCAGATCAATCTTGCAGCGCGTATCGCCAAGATCGGCGCGGCAGTTTGGCGTGTAGAGTTCTCCAATCTGCTGCGAGAGCGCCTGCGTCAGACCGCGTAGTTCAGCTTTGAAGATCGTGTCCTTCAGCTCGACTTGGCCGATGGTTCCGCGCTTCATCACGATTTTGCCTTGCGACAAGGCGTTCCAATTGACTAGGAAAATAAGCACTTCAGCATTATCCCAAATGCCCGCCCGCAGGTCTGGAGCGGCCAAGGCTTCGCTGTCCAGCGCGCTTTCAATATCGAGATTATCCACGGACAAATCCGAAATCGCATGAATGGCCGAGCGTGTATAGCCCGTTCGCGCCTCATAAACGAGGCCGTCGATGATCAGGTCGCGGTCAAAGTCGGTGAAGCCGAACACGACACCATCCTTGCGCGTGACCTTCCAGCAGGTTGCAAGCGTGGTCGTCTCGCCCGCGATATGCGCGGCAAGTTGTGAAGTGGCTGTTTTCATGGGTTAAATGCGGATCTCTATAACGGGGATGTCCGACCACTGGTGCAGGTCGAATTGCTCAATGCTGACAGCCATGCTGTCGGTGTCGAAGCGCACAGGCACGTCAAACTCAAAATCCGCCGTGACCACCACGCCCTGCGGCGGAGCGACCGTGAAGGTCAAAACACCTGTCGCGGTATTGATCGACCAACCGGACGTCTGTTTGACACCCCCAAGATAGGGGACGACCGTGCCTAAAACGGGTTTCGTGATCGTGCGCGTCTCGTTGCCTGCGCCGGAGGTGTAACTTTTGACAAGCTGAAAGACCTTCGTTGTCCCATCGCCTGTGCCAATGGCTTGTGCGGTTGCTTTGTAATCCGTCCAATCCTTAAACCTGAAGCCATAGGCGCGGCCTTTGCGGGCGCGGAAGAAAGCAATCAGCGTGTTAAGTTGGGTCTGATGCTTAAGGCCAGAAGCGACATTCCATTTCAACCGCGCCGCCGACCAATTTGCATTGCGCTGTTCATAGCCAGAAGCCATCGAGATGACCGACGTCAGATATTCCGGCCCACCCGATGCCCCATAGGCGATGTCAGGCGGGAACTGGACTTCGTGAAAGGTCATAAGGCTTTGCTCTCCTTATTATGCACGCTCGTGCATAATATAATTGACAATCCGATCAATCGGCCCATACTGTTATGAGATTACGCTCATAACAAACCGCGAGAGACTCATGGTAAGACCAAGAAAATGCAGGCGTATTAGCATCAACCCCGTGGCCCGTTTTTATAAGCCACAAGGGGTTCCTGTTCGGCAACTACGCATCGTCTGCTTAAAAGAAGAAGAGCTGGAAGCTCTTTCCTTGGCAGACATCAAAGAGATGGATCACGAATCCGCTGCCGCACTTATGAACGTATCCCGTTCGACCTTTTCACGCATCCTAGCCGAGGCGCGAAAGGCCGTAGCGACAGCGCTCGTTGAGGGCGCGGCGCTGAAAATCGAGGGCGGAGATTTCGACCTTGATAACGAAGAAACAACCACCAAAAACTTGAAAGGAACAAACGATGCCAGCAATGGATAAAACAGGGCCACTGGGAACAGGGCCGATGGGACGTGGTCGTGGCGGATGCCAGACTGCAGAAGATAATTCTCAAGCCCCGATGGGGAAAGGTCGTGGCGGACGTTGCCAAGGTAACGGGCGAGGACTCGGTCGAGGGCGCTGCTGTCACCAAGGCAACGGACGCGGCCAAGGAGCCTTGTCGCGGGATGAAGAAATTTCTCTGCTTGAAAAGCAAATTTCAACAGCACAATCGCGACTAAACACCTTGAAATAAGATCAAAGCGTTGAAGACTATAAATTACGCCGCGCCCGATTGATCCCCCGTGCCGCCTCAGCCGAAATCTGGCTCTGGCTTGCGCGGAAGGAGTTTGCATCGGGGGTTGTGATATTCATGACCAAATTGACGCCTGTCCCTCGACGCTGCCTGTCTTTTCTTGAAACAACTTCCTCGCCGCGTTGCAGAATGGCAGGAATCTCGCCGGGCTGAAGCCCCGCGATGCCGCCTGAGTGATAGCGCGGCGCTCCGGCGAAAATGAACGATGGCACTTGCCGCGAAGGAGCCGTTTCACCGGCCACGCCGCCTTCGTGAAAGATCGAGCTAAAAATGCTGTCGAGGAACCCGCCGCCGCTGCCGCCTGACTCCATCACGCCGCTCATCCACTTTGCCAATGGCCCCGTGATGGATTGCTGCACGACCATGCGCGTGATGTCGGAGACGATGCTGTTCGCCAGATCGTTGAGGCTGTTGAGGCTGATCTCGCCCTTTGTGACCATGTCGACGATGGCGTCCTCGGTTGCCTTCAATGCGCTTGTGAACGCTTTCTCGACCGCCCCCGCCGCGTTTTCACCTTCCTTTTGATAGGCGCGGAAGGCGCGGATCGCTCCGGCCTCGGCATCCGTGCGCCCGCCCAGTTGTTCATCATAGGCTTTGTCTTTTGCCTTGTTGAACACCTCTTGGCTGATAGCTCCGGCGTTCAGCATCTCGGTCAGATGCGCGATCTGGTTGGCGTAAGCCTCTGTCGAGCTTTTGTCGCTGTCGGTAAGTTGCTTGCCTTCCTCTTTCAGCTTGTCGAGTTTTTCGCGCGCTTGGGTTTGGTCATAGGTGACGGCGGCAAGCCTCTTGGTCTGGTCGATCTCGGCCTGCGTCGCCCCCTTAGGGAGCCGCGAAAGATATTCATCGACAAAGGATTGCTTCTTATCGGTCGTCTTTTCGATTTGGCGCGTGAGGTCGTCGAGAACCTTTTTCGTATCGGCAAAAGTCTTCTGATCGAATAAGTCGCCCGCCAGCGCGCGCGTCTTGGCCTTTTCGGCATCACCGGCTTTTTCAGATAAGCGGCTTACGGCCTGATCGATAAAGGCCTGCCGCTCATTGACCATACCGAGAAGCTGGCGCTTAAGGTCGTCGATGACCTTTTGGTTCGTCTCGGCCTCTTTCTTTGCCGCCTCGTCGAGAGGCTTTTGCACGGCTGCAATCTGGCGGCGGGCAAGTTCCTCGGCTTGCTTGACGGCGACATCGATATCACCGCCGTTGCTGTTGTCCTTTTCCCGCAGCGTTTCGATGCGCTGTTTAGTCTTGGCCAGTTCCTCGTTGATTTTGGCGATTTTCTCGACGGGGTCGTCCACGAGTTTAGCCAAGGCCTCATCGATGCCCTTGCGCGTCGTGAGCAAAAGATCGGCGCGGCCTTCCTTTTCTGCGGCGGCGCGACCGGCTTCGGCTTTGGCGCGTTCGTCGGCTTCGGCTTGTTCGGCCTTTGTTAGGCGCTCAATCTCCGCCGTCAGCTCGGCGGCCTTCTTTTGCCGGAACGCCGTGTTGTCCTTATAGAGCGGCTGGACAATCGGCGGCAGGTTTTGAAGCCATTCAAGCTGCTTTTGCACGTCGGCCAGTTCGTTCTTGGCTTTTCGCAACTGGACATCGAGCGGAGCCTTGCTGAACCACTCGGTCGTCACCTCGAAAGTGGAGGCCAGCTTGGCCAGCACGCCCATCACCGTGCCGCCCACGGTTTCTGTCTGACCGATAGCCTTGAGCATGTCGCCCCAAGCGACCGACAGGCGGTGCGTCGCGCCAGTTAGGCCTTGCGTTTCCGCTTGGCCTGCGCCGCCGACCTGTTCTTGCAGGGCGGCTAGGATCATCTTTTGCGCTTCGGCCTTTTGACCCGTCTCAACGAGCGTCTTGATGATGTCCTTTTGCGAGTCCGAAAACGACACGCCCACGCGGCGCAGGGCCGTCAGCCCTTCCACGGGGTCTTCCAGAGCCTTGCCAAGCTGCGTGGCGGACGAGCGCAGATCCTGCCCGAACACGGCAGACATATCCTGCGCCAAATGGATCGCCTGTTTGAACGTGTCGCCGGACACGGAGCGAAAGGTCGCCATGATCGCAGCGGCGCTTTTGACATCCTCGGCGCTGGTCAGCGTCGAATGCTCCATCTGCTCGGCCATGTCGGCGATTTCTTTGCCTGTCAGGCCGGAGGCGTAGCCCGTGGCTTTGAGCACGCCTTGCAAACGGTTGAAGGTCTGCTCGGCGAGCGCCGCTTCTTCGTAGCTCTGTTTGAAGATCAGAGCCAAACCGCCAAGAGCAGCTCCTGCTGCAATACCTGCAGGCCCCAGCGCGGCCAGCCCCGCGCCGAGCGGCCCCATCTGGCTGGACAGCCCTATGGCCGCGCCCTTCATGTCGTTTGCGGCGGCGTTCAGGGCGATCAGGCTTTTGGAGGCTGGTTTTCCGGCAAGCTCGATCTTTTGGAGCGACTTTTCACCAGACTCCCCGATCTCCTTCAGCTCCGCCTTGACCTTGCCGCCGTCCATGACGGACAAACGAATGGCGAGATTGCGCTCGGGCATGGTGATTTACATCTCTTCCGTTTGTTCCAACAGTTTTCCGTTGTCAATTCGCAGAAAGCGCGTGCCGATGGCGTTCACGAAGCTGCGGTCGTGCGAAACGAGAAGACAGGTCGCATTTTGCGCGAGGATTTCTGTCTCCAGCTTTTCCTGTCCCGGAATATCGACATGATTTGTCGGTTCATCCAGCAGATAGAAGTTCGGCTCAATCAATCGCAAGACCAACATGCCAAGCCGCGCTTTCTGGCCGAGCGAGAAGTTCTTAACCGGACAGCCTTGCCGATCCACCGGAAAACCCGCGCCAGCCAGAAGCGTTCGGCTACGCTGATCGCCCAGGCGGAAACGGTTCGTGATGATGTCAAACGGCGTTTCATGATCGGGCAGCTGCGACATCTGCTGATCGGCATAACCGACAACGACCGTCGGGCTGAACTGCACCTCTGGCACGCTGTCCGGATCGGCAAAAGCGCGATGGATCAATTTGACCAATTGTGATTTGCCTGCGCCGTTTGCGCCTAGAAGAACGATCCGGTCGCCCTGAAAAACCTTCAGCTTCCCTGTCTTGAAGAGCGCCTTACCGTCCGGCGTCCGCACAACCACGTCATCCAAAGACAACAAAACACGCGCATGCGTATCACGGCTGTTCAGCCGGATTTGCCCTGTGCGTTCCTTGTGCGGTTCCTTCAGGTTATTTTTGATCTCGGCGGCGCGCGCGGCAACTTGCTTCGCTTTCTTCAGCGCATTGTCGCACCCGCTGTTGATGCCGATGTTTTTCAGTTCATTGGCGCTGCGGCGCAGACGGTTGGCTTCCTTCAGGTCTTGTTCCAACTTTGTCTGATCTGCCTCATCGTCATCCGAAAGAAGATTCCGCGCCGTGCTGTAGGCATGCGCGTACAGCTTTGAGACTTTCGGCCTCAAAAACAGGGTGTGCGACGTGCTAGCGTCTAAAAAACGCCGGTCGTGACTCACGATGACCATCGGCATACGCCCGGCGTTCTCGGCAAGCCAGCGTTCCAAAAACTGGATTTTAGACAGGTCCAGATGGTTCGTCGGCTCATCTAAAAGCAAAGCGTCCGGCTCTGCCGCAAAGGCTCTCGCGATCAGCGCCAGCTTTTGCCACCCGCCGCTCAGGGCGCGGATGGGGCGCTGGTGCAGTTCTTCCGGAACCTCGAACGAGGCCAGCAAAACGTCAACGCGCCATTCATCCGTCTGCTGGTCGGCAGGCAATGCCGAGCGTAGACACTCGAAAAGCGTCTGGTCAAAAAGTGCTGCTGGCACGTCTTGCTCGACAAACCCGAGACGCATGCCGCGCGAACAGGTGATCTCGCCTTCCGTTGGCTCGGTGCGGCCCGCGATACAGCGCAGCAGCGTGGTTTTGCCGCCGCCGTTTCCGGCCACGACACCCATGCGGCAGCCTTCCCCGATGGTGAGGCTGAGATTTTGAAACAAAGGTTCGGGCGCAAAAACGCCGACCTGACGAAGTGTGATAAAGCTCATGATTTTCTCTCGATACAACTTGGGCAAAGAACAAAGACGCACAGGCGCATTGAGCGCTGATGCGTTCGCCGTTCAGGACAAGCTGGAGAGGATCAGGTTTAGATCACTATTCACCCAGCCCTGCGGCACAAAGGCGCAGGGCAAAACAGGGGCCGCGTGTCACATGCTGCCGCTTTACAGTCATATTGGCCTCCTGAAGTTAAGGGTTGATCGTGGGGCGCATTATACACAGGGAATAAGCAGGATTCAAGGTTAACGGTCACTTTAAGCCCTCATTAACTTTTGCGTTGATTGCGGAAACCATCCCTGACTCGCAGGCGGGGAGAAGCTCGACCAGTCCGGTCGGGTCGTAGCCGAGGGATTCTCCGATACGGATGGCGGCGTTCATGTCGA